TGACTGGAGAACAGTAAGTATTCATATTAATCGTATGAAATTTAATCAACTCGCCAACACCATCGCTGAAAATATTACCCCTACTATTGTAGCTAGTGAAGAAATGGAAGGTAAGCGCGGTCGTGCTCCTAACCCTGAAATTGAAAAGCTTGTAGCGCAAGGTATGCCTTATTGGAAGGCTCGGGCTCTCGTTAAGAAGGGCATGGGTGGAGCAGCGGTTCCTACTCCTGCTGCACCTGCTGCAGATGTAGATGTACCTAGTGTTGAGCCAGAACTTGGAGACGCTTCTGCTCAAAAGACTCAAGCTGCAGTTGATGATTATGTATCTGGTAATCCAGGCGCAACACTTGATGACGTAGTTGCACATCTTAAGGGTCTTAATTCTGGTCCTCTTGCAGTTAAGTTCCCATATATCACCAATCCAAGTCGAGTTAACAAGATGCTGTCTGTAGCTACTGGTAGTGGCGAAACTGAAGAAGAACCAGCGTTCGATCCAGAAGCTGAAAAGAAAGCTAAGTTTGCTAAACTCCGTGCATTTATGATGATGCCTAAAGCTAAGCGTGATGCCTATCTCGCTCGTAAGGCTAAGGTTGCAAAAGCTAAGAGCACGTACAAGGATGACGAAGGAGATGAGGAAGAGACAACCGGTAAGGTTGACATGCGTGACGAGCCAGTTGATCCTACGGAGTTGTAAGATACTTCTCGGTAAGAATAATAAATTTCATACCTTTTTTGGTCGCGTACTCCTCCGCGGCCTTCCATTTGCTCTGATTCTTAGCCCACATTAAGTTTTCGTACAATACCGTACCTCTTTTCTTGGTATTGTTAATATTAGGTTGTGGGGGCTGTACTTGAGCATGAGGCTTAAGCTCAATAAGATACTTCTGTATATTACCAGTTTGGTCTTTTATAGCCGCAATTAAGTCTATGTAGTATTTGTGGACTTTATTATCTATAGAACTAAAATAAGGCACAACTACTGATTCGCTAGCCCAAGCAATAACATTAGGGTTACTATCGAAAAAGTAAAAGAACTTTTTTTCCAACGATGAGCGATAAACCGGATTGGTGTTACCCTTATACTTGGATCCATTAATAGGGGTATAAACACCTTGGATAAATTTGCTATTTTTAATTCTGCTCATACTATTATACATACTTACCTGTGTTAATATCTCAAAATCTAGTTATACGAGTATTTTACCAATACTGTAAGCGACCTACATTTAAAAAGAATGCAGGTACGTATACAGGGGAGTGTCCTTATTGCCACGAAGGTAAGAGTGCCGGTAAGAAACGTCGCTTCTTTTATATCCCTGACGAAGATCATTTATATTGCCATAACTGTAATACAAGTCGTAATGGTTTAGAGTTCGTCAAAGAGCAAACCGGTATGACAGTTTCAGAAATCCTAGTGGAGTCTGAAGTACATACTGCTACTGTAGAAGAGATTATAGTTAAGTCGGACTTCTATAAGAAGTACAATCCTAAGTCTTTACCGGAAGATAGTATCAACTTATTTGATAATAATCAGATATCCTTTTATAAAGAGAATCAAGTTATAAAAGACACTCTTGAGTTTATACATAACAGAAGATTGGATACAGCTGTGAATAAACCAAGATCTTTATGGATCAGTCTAACCGACTACATTCATAAAAATCGTGTTGTATTCCCGTTTTATTCCCCTGATGGATCTGCTAAGATAGAGTTTTATCAATCTAGAGCTTTGTATGATAAGGATGCAGAGATTGCAAAGTACCTTTCGAAGTCCAATTCAGACAAAGCGGTTTTTAATCTCGATAAAGTTACAACTGATTTAGATTACATCTTTTTGCAAGAAGGGCCTATTGATGCTATGTTTTTACACAATAGTGTAGCACTTGCAGGTATTCATCCTACTGAAGATCAATTGAGTAGAATGAATGCATTATATCCTATTCATAATTTAGTTTATGTATTAGATAACCAATGGCTTGATAAGACATCTTACAAGGTAACTAAGGAACTTCTGGATAAAGGTGAAAGCGTGTTTATCTGGCCTAAAGAGCTTATTAAGTTTAAAGATCTAAACGAACTTTGTATTCATCTAGAAAAAGACGAAATTAAACCGGAATTTATTATCAAGCATACCTTTACTGGTATGAAAGGACTTATTCAACACTCACAAATTAAATATGGAAACTAAATTAATTGCTGTAACTAAACCAATAAGTTTTCAGCCTGCAGGAGAACTCTCTCCAGTCAGTCTTACACCTGAACAGTTTATTGTATATATTGCGCGGGTAAGCAACCCAGCTAATCAAATGAATACTGAAACCGGACATAAGCTTATTCGTTATCTTATTAAACATAAGCACTGGTCTCCGTTTGAACATATAAGTTGTACGTTTGAAATTAAAACATCTCGAGCTATTGCAGCTCAAATTCTTCGCCATCGTTCTTTTACGTTTCAAGAGTTTAGTCAACGGTATGCTCAAGCTACTTCTTTAGAAAAGATTGAATGGAGAAAGCAAGGTAAAACCAATAGACAAGTCGGAGACGAATCGATTGAATTGCCTGCTCATTTGCAGGTTACTGTAAACAATTTACAAAATTTAATTAAAGGTACCTATGATACTTTAATTGAAGCAGGTATTGCAAAAGAGAGCGCTCGTATGATTCTACCTCTTAATACTTCAACTACCATTTATATGACCGGTTCATTACGTAGTTGGATTCACTATCTTGAATTACGTTGCGCAGAAGGAACACAAAAAGAACATAGAGATATAGCTCTAGACATAAAAAAATGTCTCGAGAAGGAATTTCCCGAGACATTTAAGGCTTTAAATGAACTTACTATTAACGAGTAGTAGTAGCGTCTTGAATCTTCTTTTGAGAACCAATAATTACTGACTTAAATACCTCCGCTAAACCGCGGAGGTTTTCTGCTAATTTAGTAATACGTTTTTCTTCGCGACGAACAACACCACGGAATGGAACTGAATTTTTCATTTCAAGATCGTTAATCTTTGAATTAAGAGACTCTGGACCAGTACCATTAACGAATTCAGCCATGTTTTCGAGTTTTTCAACCCATGAACGAGCAGCATCTACCCCCGAAGAGTCAATATTAATTTGTGGATTATCTGGGGTTTCGAAGTCCGAAGGGTCAGTGCCTTTATCTAATGAAGCTTTCCAAGCTGCTGAATCGTCTTCTCCTTCAACTTGTTCTTTCATTATTTTTTTCGCTATACTGTGTCCCTTTTTAATAGTAGACTTTTTAAGCGGTGGTCGATCTCCGGTAGACTTCATTGCTTGAGCCATACCAATAGCATATGGAGCGTTTTTTCCCATTTTTTTCTTTTCAGTTTTTACACTATGATCATCATAATTGCTAGTGTCGGTTACTTCCTTACCGTTAATCTTAAACTTTCCACCTTTTTTAGTCTTAGCTAAAGCTTTTGTGAAAGCGTTGCCTTCCTTTTCTTCGTTAAGGGATTTTAAAAATGTATTTGCGAACTTTGACATAGTTGCTAATATTTATCAAATCTGCTTGAATAATCTCACTATTAACCTATTATTTACATATGTCTAAAGCTCTTGTTATTCTTTCCGGTGGTATGGATAGCTCTGTATTGCTTCATCATGTTGCTCATGAGCTTAATTATAAAGATGTTTACGCTATTACCTTTAATTATGGTCAGCGGATTGCTAGAGAAATTGAGTGTGCTAGGTTCCAAGCACTAGACTGTTGTGTGAAAGAGCATAAGATTGTTAATATGGATTTCTTTAGAGATATTTCAAAGATGTCTGCTCTTACTAATACTGATCTTAAGATTCCAAAAGCTCGAGATGATATTGGCAATGCTCAACCTCTGAGTTATGTTCCGTTTAGAAATCTATTGCTTTTAACGACTGCAGCAGGTTGGGCTGAAAGCATTGGTGCTGAAGATCTGTTTTACGGTGCGGTACAAACCGATGATTATTCCGGCTATTGGGATTGTACTTCGCATTTTCTTGGTAAGGTTAATGATCTTTATGCATTGAATCGTAAGAATACTATTAAAGTTAATGCTCCGTTCATGGCTTACTCTAAAGAACAAGTCATTAAGAAAGGTATTGATTTGGAGGTAGACTTTAGACAAACGCATACTTGCTATGAAGGTACTGACCCTGCTTGTGGAGAGTGTGTATCTTGTTCAGCTCGTATTAAAGGCTTTATCGATAACAAAGCAATCGATCCTATTGCTTATAAAAAGCAAATTCCCTGGTCGCAATTTGGCTGTAAAGAGCTAAACTACTTATAATATGTGCGGTATAGCTGGTTCAATGAACAAAGATAAAGCTTTTAAGCTTTATCAAGATAACCTTACCCGGGGCTATTATAGCTCCGGTTCTTTTATTATAGATGATGCAAAGTCTACTAGTTGCAGAAAGACATTAGGGGTATTTTCTGAAGCTGTAGATGTACCTACAGTACCGGGTATCTCTCTAGAGGGTTTATATTACCTTTATCATTCTCGAGGACCTACAGTTGAAACAAAAGGCTTTGTACCTGATAACAATCACCCTTTTAGGTATAAGGACTGGGTCATAGCACATAACGGTATTATTAGTAATTTTCACGAACTCGGTAAAGAATATTTCCCAGAGGAAGATTTTACCTATAAAACTGATTCTTGTATTATACCGAGACTGTTGGCTATAAAGCCAATGAAAGATGCTTTAGAGTTACTTAAGGGTACCTTTGCTTTATGGATGTGGAGTCCTTATACGCCGGGAGTCTTTATCTGTCGTTCTGGATGTACTCTTTTTGCTAACTTTGAGAATGGAGATTTCTGTTCCACTGAGTTCGAAGGTAGTCAGAGTATTGAAGAGGGATATATCTATAAAATAGAAAATTACAATAAGATATACAAATCTGTTCCGTTTCGCTACAACTCACCATACTTTGTTCTATAAATATTGGCATGCCAAAAGCGCCCAACAGTAGAAATACCGCCATTGACTATCTTAATAGAGATATAGTTAATGTAAAAAACGAACTTAATAATTTAAGTAAAATCGTTAGAGACGGTAATGGTCAGCCAAGTCTAGTACAGCAAGTTATTACAGTTAATAACGACCTTAAGCATATTAGTGAAGAATTAAAAAGTGAGATACAAGATTTAAAGCATACTGCTCATCAATGCCGTATGATCTCTGAAGAAAAAGATAAGCTATCTTGGCAGTTTAAAACCGCTATTTTGGTAGCTTTAATTTCCAGCTTTACTTCAATTATACTACAAATTTTATCAAAGTAGATTTAATAAAAATTGGTGCTATCATATGTGGGTATGAAAAGCACACAATTTACGACAGAGGAAAGAAAACTATTAATTGAGGTTTTGTTGTTTGCAGCAAGTGCAGACATTTGCGCAGAATGGACCCCTGCAAAGTCTAACTTAATGATTGAATTGGCTAAGAAGCTTAATGATCCAATTATTAAGCTAGATGACATTTATTTGTTTGAAGGTGGTCTTTTCGATAATGAAAAGGTTGTTGAAGACATCTCTAAAGAATTTCCTAATCTTCCTCGTACGAGCGTTATTACTGACTGATGAACGTTTATCTTAGTTATTGCTCGCAGTATCTTAACATTATTAACCTTTCAGAACAGAAAGGAAAATACTGCATTATTAATAGTGCAGATTACAACAAGGTACACGTTAGATGTTATTTTAATAACAAAGAAAAACTCACTAAAAGGTATAATGAGCAGATTAAAAACCTCTCTAATGAAGATTGTATTCTAGTATTAGTGCACGATGACGTTGTTATTACCGATAAAGACTGGATAAACAAACTTCATATTGGACTCGAAAAGTACGATGTAGTTGGTCTAGCTGGTACATCAGAGGCAGCAATTCGTCAGCCGTGTTTGTGGCATATCATGGGATCAAGAGACAAACATACTGGTACTGTTAACCATGTAAATTTCGCGGACAATAGTACATTTACAACCTATTTCGGTAAACCTGGTCGAGCTCTTATCTTAGACGGTTTGTTTTTAGCTTTTAACCCGAAGACAATAGCAAGCAAAGGTATTCAGTTTGACGAAACTAATCCTTGTATTGCTCACTTCTATGATATCGACTTTAGTTTGACTTGTAATAAGCATCAACTTAAACTTGGCACTATTAACATTCAAGCAACCCATTCTTCACCTGGTCTTAGAGATTTTACTCAAGACTGGAAAGACGGTGAACAGTGGTTTCTAAACAAATTTAACCGTGGAGGTTATTCAATTTAACACTAAAATACAACTATGATTATTAACGATCAAAAAATATATGATGGATCATTTATTCACAAACGCTTTGCTTACCGGTATTTCCGTGAGCGTACTTTGCCTATTGGCAATATTGTCTCATTCGTTGCTCCTTGTGAAGTTACTCTTAACCTTATCGACTTGGAAGATAGTCTGGAGAAAGATTACATTTATAGCGACCTTATGGTACATTTCTGTTGGGAGATTCCTAACCTCGACCCATTCGGAGCTGTTTGTTTCCAACGCCTATTTAATACATCTATCGCTAACATCCTTCATAAGACTATAAACAAGCCTATTGAAATGAAGGGAGATGATTTGATTGTACATGCCGAGCACAATCAAGGCGGTATTATACAGACTAAAGGTAAATCCTCTGTGAGTATTACGTATTCTAAAGAGAATGTAGCAATTGGTCATACTGGAATTAATATTACCGCAGGTAAAAAGGCTCCTGCATTCGCATACAGTACTGGTCTTACTCAAGCTCAAGCTGAAAAGTTTCAGAATGAGGTTATAGAGCAGTTCTATGCTATGGCAGATAATATTTTCGTAGCTACGACTAAGGTCATTGTTTGATGTTCGATTATCTTAACAAGGTTCTTTTTAAAACTAAAGGACCTGATACAAGTAATATTCAGGAGAGTGAAGAGTTTGTGCCGTTTATGATTCAACGGTGGGGCTCGATGCACTCTCCTGAAATTGCTAATTTAATTAACGAAACTAGCAATAGACATTGGCCAGCTTTATCTGATAAAGAGATGTGGTTTAACTATATGCATGGGGTTATTCCTAATTGTCGTTTTAAACGCATTAGCTATATCAAGAAAAAGAAAGATACCGAAGAAAAAACTAAAAATAAAGACAATGTCAATAAGGTTGCAAACAACCTTGAAATTTCGAGTAGAGAGGTAAATCAATACATAGAACAATTTAACTTAAAAATTCCAAATGAGCAACATCAGAAAAGGTAAAGAAGAACTAGACAAAGCTACACGTAATATGTCAAAAGCCGATCGTGAGAAGGCTATGGCATCTTATGAGGATATTGGAACAGATGTAACTAAGGGATTAGTACGTCTTGAAGAATATGTAGGTAGTGATCTTAATCTCACCGGTTGGAAACTTACCTCGGTATTAGACGATATTCTTATGTGTCAATTCGTTGATATTAACGAAGATGGTACTATGGTTAAGCGTGGGGATATCTGGTTACCTATTAATGCAGTTAATCAAGCTTGGCGTGTAGCAAAGGTATTGCTTGCTGGTCCAAGAGCACGAGTTAAGGTAGGACAGCATGTAATTTTTCCAAGCACATTTGGTTTGAAGGCTAGTAACATAAATAATCTTAGACACATTGTCTTTTTGAACGAAGATCGTATCTTCGGTGTTGCCGAGCCAGAAACCAAAGAATGAAACTATCCCAATCAGCTTTAGCTGCTTTGTTATCCAAAAACGCCGTAGAACTTAAGTTTCTGCGGCGTCGTCCTAGACGCGGAAATCTACCTACCCGTCGTATGCTATGCACTAATGATCTTACTATGTTACATAGCGCTCAAGGCAGAATTGCATTAAATTTTAGAAGTGCACCGAAAAGTTTAGATTTTAACCCGCAACAAAAGGGATTAGTATTGACTTGGGATATCTTTATGCAGGATTATAGATTAATTCCTGCAGAAGCAGTTGATGTAGTTGCAGTAATACCTACCTCACCCCCGGAAGAATGGTGGAAATACTTTAGTAACGTGTTAAGTAAGATGACTGCTACGGATAAACTAGCATTCATGGATAGATAAAATGATTTTACTTTTAGACACATACTTTAAGCCGTTGTTACAAAGAAACGTACAACTCACTCTTAAAAACAAATCGTTTAAAAAAGGTAGATTAATTAACTTTAAGCTTTCCGGTTGCTATGTATCATTTGTAGTGTTAACGGAGAAAAAAAGAGAAACGTTTGAAATACCTTTTCCATTTGCTATCAAACAGAAAAACGATGCAGTAGTATTTGATTATACTCTAGAATCTTTGAGTGAGCAAGATTACGACTTATTAGTCAATCTCAAAACTGTTTCGCAAGTTAAAAAGTGCAAGTTTTACAACGCGTTGTTTACAATTACA